TGATATACCTTTACCTGACGATCTGGCAGATAAAGCGAGGGCGGCTTCCAAAACGGCACAGTTCTTGCATCAACAAGGTTTAGAAGTAGAAGTAACAGAAGAGGATAAGAACAACGCTTCCGGTTTAGCTATGGCCTATGCTTCCGATGCGACAAAGACATCTAAAAAAGCAAACATATCGAATTTATCTAGAACCCCACCCGCTACCCTATTACTAACTGATCGAATTTTAAAGGATTTTGGTCACTCGGTGGTTGAAAGTGCAACACAAGTACGCCATCTGGTGACTAATAAGCTAATTGAAGAGACTGATAACCCCGACCCACGGGTGCGTATACGTGCGTTGGAGTTGTTAGGCAAAGTATCTGATGTAGGGCTATTCTCTGAGAAATCTGAGATAACCGTTACGCACCAGACCACAGACGCTTTGAAGGATAAGTTACGGGTGAAATTGACAAAACTCATAAACCCTGCCGATTCTGATATAGAAGACGCGGTTATTGTGGACAACCCTGTCATAGATCTGGACGCAGAGCTGGGTACGGGCGATGACTAGTCTATCTGTAGCGGAGGCAGCGCAGGATTTAGCGTTTTCCCCCGCAGAAATACAGCAGATGTTGGATAATTTAGATCAGTTCAGCCCTGAAGAAGTGGCTGAGATTGATAAACTTGTGGATGAACTGTCCACGCGAGTGCGAAATACTGCGGCACAGGACGATCTCATAGAATTTTGTAAACGCATGCAGCCTGACTATAAGGTTGGCAGACACCACCGCATACTGGCGGATGAGCTTATGGCGATTGAGCAGGGGGATAAAGACCGTATATGTGTCAACATCCCACCCCGTCACGGTAAATCGCAACTTGTATCTATATTCTACCCAGCGTGGTTCTTGGGGCGCAACCCCGGTAAGAAGGTTATGATGGTATCCCACACGACTGATCTCGCTGTGGACTTCGGACGTAAGGTTAGAAACCTGATATCCACAGAAGAGTACCATGATATATTCCCACAAGTATCGCTCGCTGTTGATAGTAAGTCTGCAGGAAGGTGGAATACTAACTTTGGAGGTGAATATTATGCGTGCGGTATTGGATCTGCTCTTGCTGGTCGGGGTGCTGATCTTCTGCTTGTTGATGATCCTCACTCTGAGCAGGATGTTATTAACGGAAACTTCGCAGTGTTTGATAAAGCCTATGAGTGGTTCACATTTGGAGCGCGTACTCGATTAATGCCGGGTGGCAGGGTGGCTATTGTACAGACACGTTGGCATATGGATGACCTCACAGGGCGTGTAACTGACGATATGGTGAAGAATGAAGGGTCAGATCAGTACGAAATTATAGAATTTCCCGCACTTCTGGACTCTGATGACGGTACAGTCAAACCTTTATGGCCTGAGTTCTTCGATCTAGACGCACTTACACGTACAAAGGCATCGATGCCAACATTCCAGTGGAATGCACAATATCAACAGAACCCGACATCCGAAGAAGCGTCTATTGTTAAGCGAGAATGGTGGCAGATATGGCCTCACGACAACCCACCACCCGTAGAATACCTGATTATGTCCTTAGATGCGGCAGCAGAGAAGCATAATCGCGCCGATTTTACTGCTTTGACCACTTGGGGCGTGTTTTTTAACGAAGAAGAGAACGCACACCACCTAATTTTGCTTGATTCTATCAAAGAACGGTTAGAATTTCCCGAATTGAAGCAATTATCGATGGATGAGTACCACAAATGGGAGCCAGACGCATTTATTGTGGAGAAAAAGTCCTCTGGAGTGGCGGTTTATCAAGAAATGAGGCGTATGGGCATACCTGTACAGGAGTATACCCCCCACAGGGGTACAGGAGACAAGATGGCACGGCTAAATTCTGTGTCTGATATTATCGCTAGTGGGTTTGTGTGGGTTCCTGCGAAGCGTTGGGCAGAAGAATTAGTCGAAGAAGTGGCAGGATTTCCGTTTATGTCGAATGATGACCTTGTGGACAGCACCGTTATGGCGTTATTAAGGTTTCGTCAGGGTGGATTTATACGCCTACCAACAGATGAACCAGACGATGAACCGCAATATCATTATAGACGTGAGTATTATTAACAGTATATTGAGGGTGCAGGGGGCCTCCCAACCCCTGTCGTGGACGTTGTCTTCACCACCCGCAGGGCGGCGTCCACACTCTACTAGACGAACAGCAGTATGATCTGCTATAGTTACTACAAATTTGCACCGTGAGGACATAAAATGGCAGTCGAAAAACAGATGACCCCCTTTGAAATAGAGGGCCAAGAAGACTCTGAAGACATCCAAATTGAAGTGGTTAATCCAGAAGCTGTGTCCATAGAGACAGAAGATGGTGGGATGATCATAGATTTTGAAGGGGACGTTGCCGAAAGCGTAGTAGGGCCGGGGCATGACGCCAATCTTGCCGAGTTTATAGAGGATGATGAGCTAAAAGTTATGGCTTCTGATCTAGTTGCAGACTTTCAGGCAGACCGTGAGTCTCGCTCCGACTGGGCTAGAGCATACGTCAAGGGTCTTGACCTATTAGGGATGAAGGTAGAAGACCGTCAACAGCCTTGGTCAGGTGCGTCAGGTGTGTTTCACCCGCTACTCACAGAGGCTGTAGTGAGGTTTCAGGCACAGGCTATGGGTGAGATATTCCCCGCTTCTGGGCCTGTACGTACGAAAATTGTAGGAAAACAGACTCCTGAACGTACAGATCAGGCAAATCGCGTACAAAACGAGATGAATTACATGTTAACTGAAGAGATGTCCGAGTATAGGGATGAGACAGAGCAGATGCTGTTTAAGCTCCCTATCGCGGGTTCTGCGTTCAAAAAAGTGTATTATGACCCCCTAATGGAACGTCCATGTGCTATGTTTGTACCTTCAGAGGACTTTGTAGCGTCATATGGAGCGTCAGATCTCAAGACATGCCCAAGATATACACATGTGATGAAAAAAACAGCAAACGAGGTATTACAGCTACAGGTAAACGGGTTTTATAAAGAAGTGGATCTCCCTGAACCAGCACCAGACTACTCTGATATACAGGAGAAGTATGACGAGTTAGATGGTGAAGAGGCGGTTATCGAAGATGATGATCGGCATACGATTCTAGAAATGCACGTTGATTTGAACATGCCAGAAGAATTTGAAGATCCTGACGGTATTGCACGTCCTTACGTAGTTACTGTAGATAAATCCTCCTCTACAATATTAGCGATAAGAAGGAATTGGTACGAAGAAGATGAGAAGAAAAGAAAACGTATGCATTTCGTACATTATAGGTACTTGCCGGGGCTTGGCTTCTACGGTACGGGGCTTATCCACCTCATGGGTGGACTGGCTAAGTCAGCGACCTCGATACTTCGCCAACTTATTGACGCGGGTACGTTATCTAATCTACCTGCAGGTCTTAAAGCTAGGGGCATGCGTATTAAGGGTGATGATACACCGCTTATGCCGGGTGAATTTAGGGACGTGGATGTACCGGGTGGTGCTATACGCGATTCGATTACGTTTATCCCTTATAAAGAGCCATCGAGCGTACTCTACTCTCTACTCGGAAATATTGTAGACGAAGGACGTAGAATAGGTTCTGTAGCCGACATGCAGGTCGGAGACATGAATCCTAACGCTCCTGTAGGTACAACACTCGCTTTGATGGAAAGATCCATGAAAGTACTTTCTGGTGTACAGGCGAGGCTCCATGCGTCTCTCAAGAATGAATTGAGGATACTAGCTAAAATTATACATGACTTCATGCCACCAGAGTATTCTTATGAGATAGAAGGCAACTTTGATCGCACAAGCGATTTTGATAAGCGGGTGGATGTTATACCCGTAAGTGACCCCAACGCTGCAACCATGTCCCAACGTGTGATGCAGTATCAGGCGGCGGTTCAGCTTGCCCAACAATCCCCCCAGATTTACGATATGGGCAAGCTGCACCGTCAAATGTTAGAAGTTCTAGGTGTGCAGAACGCGGATGAGATCGTCAAACTACCTACCGATATGAAACCTGCCGATCCTGTTACAGAAAACATGATGATAATGAAACAGGAGCCGATCAAAGCGTTTAAGTATCAGGATCACGAAGCCCATATTACTGTACACATGGCAGCAGCTCAAGATCCTAAGATCATGCAGATTATAGGGCAGTCTCCGTTTGCGTCAGCTATACAGCAAGCTATGGCTGCACACATAACAGAACACGTAGCCTTCCAGTACAGACGTGAGATAGAAAAACAACTTGGTGTAGAGATGCCAAACGAGGACCAACCACTACCAGAAGACGTAGAGATAGAGATCTCCCGCTTAGCCAAAGATGCGGCTGAGAAAGTATTACAGAAGGGTAAAGCAGAGCAAGCAGCCGAACAAGCACAGCAGCAACAACAAGATCCGCTTACGCAAATACAACAACGTGAGTTGGCTATAAAAGAACAAGAGTCTCAGCACAACAGACAAATAGACCTAGCTAAGTTACAACTTGAAGCGGCTAAACTGCAGAGTAGTAACAAAATTGCAGGGGCAAAAATTGGTGCTGAAATTGCTACTGAACTAGATAAAGAGCAGCGTAAAGACAAACGCGAGGGAGCGAAGCTAGGATTAGATATAGCGAAGGAGCTAGATAAGGGTGGAGATTAGTGTATTTGACGCTCTAGAACGCCGCTTAAACGAATACAAAGGGGAGATAACAGACTTTGTAGCTGGTGGCGGTGTAAAGAGTATGGAAGATTACAATAGGCTCATAGGGAAACTTGAAGGTATAGAGATTGCATTAAATAATGTAAAAGAGCTTGAGAAAAGATTTATTGAAGCATAAGGTGCTTCGTAATATTCGCGGATAGGCCGCGCAAGGTAACGGTGAACCTTTAAATCACTGCAAATGGGTGTAATATGGTTGCGACAATTAAAGTCGATAACACGAAGGTAAAAGAAGACCTTCACGCAAAACTACCAGAACCTACGGGATATAGGCTTCTGATAGCACTTCCAGAGATCGATGAGAAGACAGAGGGTGGAGTATTCATGCCTGACGGTCTTCGTAAGGATGAGTCTACTGCGTCTATTATTGGTTTTGTTATAAAATCAGGATCAGATGCGTATTCTGACAAAGATCGCTTTCCTAATGGACCTTGGTGCAAAGAGGGAGATTTTGTAATCTTTCGTTCTTACTCAGGCACTAGGTTTAAGGTTCAGGGTAAAGAGTTCCGTCTTATAAATGATGACACTGTAGAAGGTGTTGTTGACGATCCAAGGGGGTATACAAGGGCATGAGTACTAATACCGCAGAAAACCTAGAGAACGAAGTAGAAGAGACTACCGCGATTGAGGTTGAGATTGAAGAGACTCCTGTAGAAGAGAAACAGGAAGTTGAGACTAAAGTTGAAGCTGAAGAGCCAGAAAACAATACGGGTGGCTCTGATGAAGAAATTGATAAATACAGTGCAGGTGTTCAGAAGCGTATCGATCAGTTAACAAAACAGTATCGTGACGAAGAACGTGCTAAGCAAGATGCACAGGGTCTTCAGGAAGAGGCTGTTAAGTATGCTCAACAGATCAAAGACGAAAATGAAAAGCTCCGTCAGTCTTTAGAAGACAACGAAAGCCTTATTATTAATCAGGCTAAAACTAGAGTGGATGCGCAAGTTGCGCAAGCCCAAGCACAGTATAAGACCGCCTACGAAGCAGGTGATCCTGATGAGCTTTTGAAAGCGCAATCAGAGTTAACTAGGTTACAGAACGAAGAATATCGTATTAGTAACTACAAAGCTCCTAAAAGGGGAGAACCTGAACCCGTACCGACAGAAGCACCGAAATCGGAGGCACAGCCTGAACCCGCAAAGCCACCACAACGTGCTTTAGACTGGGCAGATAAGAACACTTGGTTCATGCAAGACAAGCGAATGACGGGCTTTGCGTACGGCGTACATGAAGAACTTCTCACAAAAGGTATTGAACCAAACAGCGAACAGTACTACAATGAAATAGACGCTGCCATGAAGGAAGCGTTTCCGAATAAGTTTGAGGTTGTTGCAGAGGGGTCTGCTTCACCACAACCTCAAGCGGGTAACGTGGTTGCCCCGCCGTCTCGTACGTCAAAGAAACCACGAAAGGTGAAGTTAACTCCAACCGCAGCCGCACTCGCCAAACGGCTCGGTCTAACAGCAGAACAGTATGCGGCGCAATTAATGAAGGATAGTTGATATGACTGATAGAACTCCACGCACTACCGAAACTAGAGAGAAGACAGAGCGTAGAAAAGGATGGTCAAGACCATCTGCGTTACCGACCCCCGAACCAAAGGATGGATTACACTTCCGTTGGATTCGCACAGCAACTTTGGGGAACAGTGACAATACTAATGTCTCTACTCGATTCCGTGAGGGCTATACGCCAGTCAAAGCATCAGACTATCGTGATTTAAACATTGTGTCTGACATCGATTCTCGATTCAAGGACAACATTGAGGTAGGTGGTCTGTTATTATGCAGCATACCTGCTGAAATTGCCGAAGAACGTATTCAAGTCCAACTTGAACAGGCTCAACACGCACAGGATGCGGTAGATCGTAATTTTATGAGAGAAAACGATCCTCGTATGCCAGTGTTGAATCCCGAACGTTCCACGCGAACTTCATTTGGGAAGTGACCTTCTTAGGGAGCTTCCTTGGTTTAAATTTGGTTAGGAGGAAGAGCAAATGGCTACTACAGCAGCTCCCCAAGGCCTGAAGCCCGTAAAACGTGCTGATGGCATGCCCTATGCAGGGGCAACTACTGAATACCTGATCGATCCCGCTGGCGAGGCGACCAATATCTTTAACGGTCAAGTTGTCATAATTGGGACGGATGGGTATATTGCGATTAGCACCGCTTCAGGCGCTGACGCAACAACCAACAACTTAGGCGGTAATGGCATTGGTGCTATTGGTGTTTTTGTTGGTTGTGAGTATACAAATGATCAAGGTCAGACTGTACACTCAAATCATTATCCAGCAGGTAAGCTAAATGCAAAAGCTTACGTTGTGGATGACCCAAATGTATTATTTCAAGCACAAGCAGATGCGGTTATGGCTCAGTCTGACTTAGGCATGTGTACTACATTCGCAGCAGTGCAATCCTCTTCTACAGGTAGCACCGCGACTGGAAACTCTAATACGGCAATGGATGCAGACGCATCTTCAGCTACAAAAGCTTTCAAAGTTGTAGGCTTCGTATCACCGCCAACTGATGGGTTCCCGGATATTTTAGTAAAATTTGCCCCTAGTTATCATTCGATGACTGTGGACAAAGGTCAAGCATAGGAGACTGACTAATGGCTATTTCACGCGCACAGCTCCTTAAAGAGCTACTTCCCGGCCTAAACGCATTGTACGGTTTGGAATACGACAAATACGAAAACGAACACTCAGAAATTTATGAGACAGAAACTTCAGACAGAAGCTTTGAAGAAGAAGTCAAATTAAGTGGTTTTGGGGCAGCTCCTGTGAAAGCAGAAGGTGCATCGATTTCGTATGATAACGCACAAGAGCATTACACTGCTCGATACAACCATGAGACCGTTGCAATGGGTTTCTCTATCACTGAAGAAGCGATGGAAGACAACTTGTACGACTCATTGTCTGCTCGATATACAAAAGCACTAGCTCGCGCTATGGCTTATACCAAGCAGACTAAGGCTGCAGCTTTGTTGAACACAGGTTTTACAAGCTTCAACTCAGGTGATGGCGTTACAATGTTTAGTACTGCACACCCATCTGTTGGTGGTAGTACAAACGCTAACAAGCTCGCAGTTAATGCAGACTTGAACGAAACCTCACTAGAGCAGTCAGTTATTGATATTGCAGCGTTCACAGACGAACGTGGCCTATTGATCGCGGCTCGCCCTCGTAAGCTAATCGTTCCACCTGCGTTGATGTTCGTGGCAACAAGACTGCTACAGACAGAGCTTCGCACTGGTACAGCGGATAACGATACAAACGCATTGCGTTCAAATGGATCAATCCCTGAAGGCTACCGTGTGAATCATTACCTAACGGATACAGACGCGTTCTTTATCACCACAGACATTCCAAACGGAATGAAGCACTTCGTGCGTACTCCAATGGCTACGGCTATGGACGGTGATTTTGATACAGGTAACGTTCGCTACAAAGCTCGTGAGCGTTATTCTTTTGGTGTATCTGATCCACTAGGAATGTTCGGTTCACCGGGCGCATAACTTTTGATATAGGAGAATTACCTCTCCCGAACTGGGGCAGCGCAAGTTGCCCCTTTCTTTTTGTAAAATCTATGTTATGGTATTTGCAGGGGCAACATTAGCCTTGCAGACAGGACACTCCCCGACCTGACGTTGCACAGACTGCTAGGCGAAACCTTGTGCAAGGGGTATTTAT